TCTTACCCGCCGTCAGATTGATATGATGGTGGAACCGGCTAATCATTCAGCCGACTATTTTGATCTGAAAAACACCACACCCGATCTCGGTCGCCGCATCGGTGATTGGCGGCTCCGTTCCAAGGAGGCGGTTCCTAACCTCCAGGACATCACGCCGACGAATTCTCGGATGCCATACGGTCAGCCGGTTTATGATTTGTATAACCGTCAGTACATCACGAATAAGCAGAACAACATCGCACCACTTGAGCAGCCCATGAACGTCGGACCAGGTCTGGGCGTCGGACCAGATGTGCCCGCGGCAGGCGGTTTCCAGGACTACTTCCGTGCTCTACCAATCAACGTGAATGAAGAGAAGCTCACGACGCTCGAGGGTCGCACTGGTCCCCGTAACCCCTTCGTAAAGAGCGGTGGCGCCGCATATATCGGTGACATCACACACGAGGCTGCCCAGTCCAAGACGGCTTTCCGTAATCCAGGCGCCTATGGCGGCGGCGGCGCGCAGAGCGCTCTCGTGGCCCCAGAAGGCCGCCCCAACTTTCTCAAGACGAAGAAAATGACTATTCGCAGCGAGACGGGCTTGCGTACGGACACCCTGTCAGACGGCCCCCCACAGTACAACGTGTCTCAACCTTACGCGGCAGCCAAGGATTCTTACACGGACACGGCACTCACACGTTCCAGTGGTTACCGCGAGAAGCACGATCGGGGGGCAAACGGAGAGCGGATGAACGTTCGCTCAGATCCTGTGAACCAGGTGGGTTCAGGAACTCATTACCGCGCCGAGTCAAAGCCCGTTCAACCCGGCCCTATGGCTGTCACAGGCTCCAACCAGGGCCGTGGTGTTTTGCCTCCAGAATTTGACGATCCTCTCAACGAATTCAAGTCGCAGCCCAACCCGCGGGCCCAGAGCGACTTTTTGGACATCGCCATTCAACAACTGGAGAAAAATCCATTGGCATATTCGCTGGCGACGCCCAAGGCGCCAGACGCGGCCATGATGACCACACCTTTCGTCACGGTTTCTTGATTATAAAAAAATATAGCTTTATTCTAAAATGAGCGGTGGTGTTGTTCAGCTCGTCGCCGTCGGACCTCAGGACGCTTGGCTGACCGGCAAGCCAGAGGTTTCTTTCTACCGGTCAAACTACAAGCGTTATACCCACTACGCCAACTCCGTGGAGCGCCAGGTGATTCAGGGAACCGCGATTGCGGGTGGCATCTCCACCATTCGTTTTGAGAAGAAGGGTGACCTGCTCAGCTACGTGTACCTGACCGTCCGTGATTCCACCGGCGGCATCCTGGTGAATCCAGACTGGACTCGCATCATTGACAAGGTGGAGCTCATGATCGGCGGCCAGATTGTGGACACCCAGGACATCGAGTACATGACCGACATCGAACCAATCACCGGCGCCCAGAACTACTCCCAGCGTTACCTCAACAACGACAGCACCAGCTTCAATAACCAGAAGAACTCCTTCCTGCCCCTCAAGTTCTTCTTCTGCAAGGACTGGTCAGTGTGCCTGCCCCTGATCGGTCTGCAGTTCCACGATGTGGAGGTGCGTATCACCTGGTCCACCTACCTGAGCCAGACCATCACCATCGGCAACACGACCACTCCAGTCCTGACGGCGTTCCCCCAGGCCACTGCCAATCTTGTGTCTGACGTGGTTCTTTCTTCCAACTTGGCGAACGTTGTGGTTTCCCAGATAACCGGCCCTCTGTTCCCAGGTATGCTTGTGGTGACGTCCACGAGCAATCTGCAGACGAACACAGCAGTCGTCCAGTCATTCTCTAACGCCGTGACCACGGGTACAGGCGCTGGATTTTCCAACGTCGTGCTATCATTCTCCAACACATCCGCCGCTTTCCTGGACTCCGTGTTCAGCCTGGGTCGGACGGCGAACCTGTACGCTCCAGTTGCGTCCACCCAGATTCCTCTGGCTGTGGCAGCGGGTACAGGTGCTCGCACCACCGCGACCCTATCCATCGGCCAGGTCACGAGCCCTCTGAGTCAAGGTGGCGTCCAGGTCGGTCAGTTCGTGGCCGGTCTGCCTTTCACCGGCCCCGTGTACGTGTCTAACGTGAACAGCGCCACAAGCGTCACCGTGGCTTTCCCATCCCAGACCACTGCACCAATTGCAGCGGGTCTGACGATCTCTTTCTTCACTGGAACGGCAGTCACCTCCACCACCTACAGCTCCCTTCAGTACCAGTGCTGGACCAACTTCGTGTACCTGGATCAGGGTGAGCGCGATTGGTTCGCCAAGACGCCCCAGGATCTGCTGGTCACCCAGGTGCAGCGTGTGGTGCTGGGCAACAACCCCATCCAGGAGCTGGCGCTCGCTCAGCCTGTGAAGTTCCTGGCATTCCCATCGGTGAACTACGCCCAGATTTACGCCAACGGTGTGGGTGCAGTCCGCGCCGCCAACTACGAGCTTAAGACCCAGGTGAACGGTGTGGACGTTGGCGACTCGCGGCCCCTGATCCACTGGGTGGACGTGCCCCAGTACTACAACACGCCCTTCGGCTACAATCACAACAACACCACCGCCAACGTGGCGATCATCAGCTACTGCCTGGACACGTCCAAGCTGCAGCCAACCGGCTCCCTCAACTTCTCCCGTCTGGACAACTTCCGTCTGATCGTGCCCCCCACCCTTCCCAACGGCGTGCTCGGTCTGTACAACACCAACCTCACCAGCGCCTACCCAACTCCATACCTGTACGCGGTGAACTACAACATTCTGAGAATCCAGAACGGGCTCGGCTCGTTACTTTATGCCAATTAGATTTTTTTCTGCATAAAGAATACACCCTAGGAAAATAAAATGGAGACTAAAAAATGTGGGTCTTGTGAAAGGGGCCCCCAGACGTTTGATAATTTTTTAGATAAATTTGGTCGTCCATGTTCTACTTGTTTAAAGTGCCGTTTGAACACGAACAGAAATCGCAAACCGCGTGTAGCGTCGGGTCGCCCATGTGGGATGTGTCCAAAGACTTCATCGTTCAACTTTCCAGGACAAACTCCTGGAATTAGATGCGTTGAACACAAAGAACCGGGAATGACAAATGTGATGCAGAAGAACTGTGAACACGAGGGATGCGTAAAGCAACCTTGCTACAATTTACCAACTGAACACTTTGGTAAATTCTGTGCAACACATAAAAAAGATGATATGGTGAATGTCCGTGAACGACGGTGTGAATATGAAGAATGTACGAAGAAGCCTTTTTACAATTTATCTTCGGAAACCAAGGGGCGTTTCTGCAAAGAACACAAGGAAGATAATATGATTGATATTCTGAGTGATTCATGTCGTCACGAAGACTGTAACAAAAGGGCAACTTTCAATCATCCTGGACAGAAAGCGAAGTTTTGTTCAACTCACAAAGAGAATGGAATGATTGACGTTAAGACAACTCGTTGTGAATATGATCAGTGTATGATAGTTCCAGTTTTCAATATCGCGGGGAACAAAAAAGGTCGTTACTGTTTCAAACACAAAGAACCAGGGATGGAGGATGTGAAGAATAAGAGATGCAGGACGCATATGTGCGACATAATTCTTAATTATGGTAAAGACTACTGTGTTCGTTGTTATGCCTATATGTTTCCAGACGAAAAGCATGGATACTTCAAGACCCGTGAAATGAAGTTGAAGGATTTTTTACAAACGGAGTATACAGACAAGACAATCATACATGACAAACGAGTTGAATGCCATCTGTACCGTCCTGATTTCGTGTTTGACATGGGAAGTCACACAGTCGTGATTGAATTGGATGAGAACCAACACAAGAGGTATGACACTTCATGTGATAACAAACGGCTTGCGAGTATATTTCAAGGTCTAGGATCCAGGCCGATGATTATGATTCGTTTCAACCCAGACCGGTATGATTCAATACCCGGCTGTTTCAAGAAAGACGGTCAACTCTCAGGGAATGGAAAAGAATGGAAAATACGCACAGATATTCTTCATAAACGTGTTGATTTTTGGCTCAACACCCAACCCGACCGTGAAATAACAGTAGAGCATCTTTTCTTTGATACATTCAAGTAATGCACTGGATCTTCTTGGCTCTTGTTGCGTGTCTCGTGTTTTTGGCTTCGTACAATCCGCGTACGGGAAATTTGACCAAATATTTTGCTCCCGAAACATCAGTAGAGCATAATGGCTCGAGAGAGGCACAAAGCGATAGCGATACCAATGAGCAAAGTGAACGACGCCCAGCACTTCCTCATCGTGCACGATAGGAGGTACCGTGAATGGACGTTTGTCACAGGCGGGTGTCGCCGACGCGAGGTCTACAACCCACTACGGTGTGCGGTTCGGGAACTCGAAGAAGAAACACGAGGACTTATAAATTTAAAAAGGGGGTCATACTCCTATTTTAAATTTACTACAAACACACCGGAACCTAGAGACCTAGAAGATGGCGTGGATGTCATAAATCACTACCACGTGTACGTATTCAACTTACCAATGACTTCAATAGAGCATAAACACACTATTAAAAGATTCATAGAAGAAAAGAAAAAGATGGAAGGGGCCGAAGTCCCATTCCGCAAAAATTATGATGAAAATGATGATTGTCGCTTTGAGACGCTTGATTCAATTACAAAATGTCAGAATCTTTGGCCCATGATTCGTGCTCACGTCATCACGAATCCCGAGTTTACACAGGCCATCTCAACGACCCATTGGACGCCATTTAATTTGAGAGACTAGGCGCGTCCGTGACGTGCCTAATAAGTTCGCAGAACATAATAGAAAATGACGCGATCCAAGCTAGAGCTCGCGACGATCCTCGTCAAGCTCCGTGGCGACGACTCAGACCCCGCCGTGGTCGCCAAGGATATGTCCCTTCTCAAATTGTGCTACGAAATTCAGAAGATTGAAGAGGAGAAGGAACTAGAAGCCCTGTCCAACGAGACCAAGGCAGAGGAGCCCAAGGCGGAAGTTCCATTGACCAAAAAGGAGGAGGAAATTGTGGAGGAGCTCAAGGCGCCAGCAGAGGCCACCACCAAGCAGCGTCACAAGCATATATTGTCGTGGCTTTTGGACTCGTCAAGTGATGAGGACTAAAGACTAGACACCCTTATAAGTTAATGAATAACTCAATTGATCGCTGGAGGGTCCCAAAGGGCCCGGGGACCCATGTCCTCATGTCCGGTGGTATCTTATTTGTCCCCCCTGAAGAAACCCAAGAATTCTACAGAGAGTACATAGCAGTTGTGAATTCTGGAACAAAATTGTATGTGGTTGAGCAAAAGACGGAACTTTTCAAGTTTTTCGTAGACTTGGATTACAAAGCTCCAGAAAAATTGAAGGATGAAGATCTTATTCAATTTTGTTCAGTAATTCATCAAGCCCTAGGAACGTCGTCAGCGTGTCTGATCGCTCGTGCTAGACCCAGAGCTATTGCAGATGGCCTTATAAAATCAGGGGTCCATATTCACTGGCCAGATCTGATCGTCACCAGGACTCAGGCTCTTAATTTAAGATCAAAAATAGTTTTGAGTTTGACAAATGATTTCGCGTTTGATTGGGACAAGATCATTGATGCTTCCGTGTATAGTGGGTCTGGTCTTCGCATGCTCTGGTCTCACAAGAAACCTACAGGTGACCCGTACACCCCATGGCGCAGTCTGAACGGCGACCGTGAGTTCCCGAAGACACCCGACGCTGCAACCTTGGAGCTTTTCGCAGTTCGTACAGAAGAACGGGAAGTGGTGCGCGAGTCCCTGCACAACATCAGCCATCTTGAGGAATTTATTCAAAAGTATCTAGAGGGTCAGTCGCGGTCAAATGTTAAAAAGGTGCAGCGTCACGAGCATGATGGTTGGTATGTCCAGACTGACTCTAAATATTGTGAAAGAATTCACAAGGACCATAAGAGCAATCACGTGTGGTTTCATATAGGAGTCAGGCGAATTTCCCAGAGGTGTTTTGACGAGGAGTGCGGTGAGTTTAGGGGTCAAGAACATATTCTTCCTCCATCTATAGTAGAGCAACTCAAAGATGTTGCTATTGTGGGTAGTCCTTCTAATTGCTTTCTTATGGATATTTTTCCCAATGGGACCTCGGAAAACTTTCAAAAAGTACGAGCACATGGTTCATCCATACTCGGGTCTGGATCCGACGAATTGGTCACGGTTTCTAGAGAACCTCCACGAGTTCGAACGGTTGGCTTCAACCCGGTTGGATGAGGCTTCTAGTGCACTCTACGCCGCGACGGAAAACATAAGGGACTTGGGACTTGGCGTCGGACGTGCGGATGACTCTGATATTCAGGAAAAGCTGGCTGTCATCGCATCACAACTTGGATACGAAGGTGAAGTCATTTTGAATCAATATGCACTTTCAAAGGGTCTTTACTTCTTTCCACGTTACTTAAACGAATCGCTTGCGGAATATCCAGAATATGTCGACACGCGAGACCCAGGACGCGTCAAAAGCCACGGCCAGTGAGCCTACCCGCACGCGATCTGGTCGCGTCACCAAGGCACCGGAGCGTTACGAGCCCGTTGAGCAGGTTGAGGACGACTACGGCCCTGATGACTACGATGACGACGAGTCTGATATTCCATCGGACGATTCTTTTGAGGATGAGGATGAGGAGGACGAGGAAGATGACGCAGATGAAGATGGAAATTTGGACGGATTTGTAGTGCCAGATAAAAGCGAGAGTGGTGATTCAGACAGTGAGGATGGAGAACCTGCCGTTCCTGTCAAAAAGCAACGAACCGTCGTCACGAAGCGCCCCGCTCCAAGAAAGTGAACTGCCGCGCGAAGTATGGACGCCTACTCACGAGTTTGAAGAGCCTCAGCAGCGGCGCTTTGTCCCCATGTATGAACCCCCAAAGAAAAACGTTTTTGACTCTCTCGAGGACAACCAGATGGCATTGGTTCTTCTTGGGATAGTTATTGGGGTTATTATTATGAATATGAGACCTATTATTGTAAATCCTAAGTAAAAGGATACAAAGGTGCATTTTTAACATAGTCATTGTTGCCTACAAAAGTCCCAATTGGACCTGTACGGTATGCATACACATCCTCCTGTAAAAACCCTATCCAGGGGTTTACACGAGTTTGATCAGCAGGTTCCATATCTCTGAAAACAGTAAATTGTGAGGGTGATTCATCTGGTGGAGGAGGCTGGGAAACCACAGACGGCTTGACGCGCTGCCACGAAAGCCACACAATAAACCCAATAGCCACTACTGCGGCTATTGGCATTACGTACCCCCTGCTCAAAAGATACACGCTACTTAATATTGTTAAAGAACCTGTAGCCGCCACAAAAATATATTGAGGCGTGTCCATCTATTATTTATTTAGGTTTTAGTTCGGGGCGTCGGGGACCTCATCCTCACCCTCGTTCTCAGCCTCGGTGATGGACGTGATCTCAACTGCAGGGAGGCGGCGCTCCTCAATAATCTTGTTCACGCGCTCATCAGCCATGTTGACCAGTTCCGCGAACGTCTTGTCTGGGAACTCCTTGCGCAGCTCCTCCACAATCTCAGCTGGGTGAGGAATGGGGGGGACGTCCGGCTTGGTGTAGAACTTGGAGTTCTCGTCGGATGGGTCAATATAGGGAAAGGGGCCGTCCTGTGGCTTGGCGATCATGTCGCGCTTGCGCTTCTCAAACATGGACGACGCAGCCGCCTGATTCTGACGATACTTGACCATGATCTCCTCCAGCTTCTCGTTCTGATAGTGCACGTCCTCAATCTGATCGCGGTCTGGGGGGATAAGCAGCCACTTGTACATGTCAACGACGTAAATGTCAACGATGGCATCCTCCTTCTGGAGGCGCTTGGCGTGAGATGCCGCCTCGTCCCGCGACGCAAAGCAGCCGCGGATCTTCATACCCAGCTTCTCATTCTTCTGAGGGAGGTCTGGGCCAACAAACGAAATGCACGCGAAAAGCTGTCCTGGAACGGTCAGGTAATCCTGCTCGAGGGTAGCCATATAAAAGGAACAGGAGCTTATTTTTTAAGCCCTGAAACGCAATGAATTTGGATCTGCGCAAACTTCACAACAATTGCAAACGCCAATTGATTCAGAAATGGGTCAAGCCTGGCTCCTTCGTCCTTGACTGTGGTTGTGGACGTGGAGGAGACCTATGGAAGTGGAAGGACGCCAAGGTGCGCGTGGCCGCCATAGACCCTGATGCCGATTCCCTAGATGAGGCGGAGAGTCGTGCCGGTACCGTTGACGCGGATGTGTATTTTTTGGGAACAGG